CGTTGCTTCAACGTTTACAAATTATCTATCTTTGTATCCTAGCCAAAGTAGATAGTCTCTTACAATATTCTTATAACGTGACACTATTATCACACTGCCATCAACGTATCCTACGTATCCTACGTACGTATTACGCGTCCGCTTCACTATCGTGAATATAGAGCTGGATGAGGGCATAGTGTAAAACTTTCATTAGATCCTTACGAGCATCATCTCGTGAACCTTTTTTGCCGTATCTGTTTGAATATTTATCTACATTGCCCATACAAAAACCAGTTCCATGACCGCGTTCAATAATAACTTCGGTCGACTGAAACTTACTCTGCGAGTAATGACCAGAATATGTTTTATCTATATATTCTTGGAACTCACTAATAAGTTCACCTTCTCTAAATTTATAATCAACTGGTTTATTTAATTTCATTATTTACTTCCCTTTGCTCTGTAAAAGATATGGCTGCCAATACGAGCAACACGATCTAAAGTTGGCGCCCAATATGGTTTTACATATGATGCATGGTAGTGAGTAGAACCTTCTGTTACTCCACGATATTTACCGTATTTCATTATATCACTAGCAAATTTCATTGCTCTATTCCAAGCTTCTGTATCTTTAGGGTTATCTGACTTACCATCACAATACCATGAAAATTGGCACTTGTTTTTTGCTGGTACACCATTAACTAATACGGAATCATAAACTACTTTGCATACGCTATTAGGATAGTGCTTAGACGCAACTCTATTTAAAACAACATCTGAAACTGACATTGCATCTGCAAGAGATACCGAACGTGTTTCAAAATATATGTTTGTTGCCATACACTGAATCTGCTCATGACGCAATGCAGCGGCCACACTCATACTGATATCCATTTGAACTTTTTGTTTTTCAGCAATATCTTGTTGTATTGCCAAAGTACCGCCGACTGCTATTCCTGATAGGAACATGGCGTTAAATGCTATACTAGCTACTGTTATAAATTTCATACTTCTGCCTCATTAGTTTTTTATATTAATATGATAATATAATATAAAAAGGCAGAAGTACACACTAAACTGGAAATATTTTAGTAATAACTTTGGCAATCTCATGTGCCAATAGGATATGCTCTAACTGAGTCCCATCAGCCTGACGAAGCTCAAGATAATGAATCCAGCTACGAATAGTGCCATTAACATAAAGTCTAGATATGGTATTACCCTCAGGAAGTACCACTCGAGCCTGTTCTTTAGCAATACCATTATCAATAGCCCACTGGTAAGCCAGTTTTGCTTCATGAATAATTTGCTCTTGCTTAGCAATCCAAGCTCTTTTAAGTTGTTCATCATCTGTTTCAATTGAATTCTGTCTGTTGCTATTATCTTGAAGCCTAGCTTCTCTCAGTACGAAAGTATTAGCAAGGTCATTAGGATCAGCATAACGCTGAGAAAACTCTTGAAAGGAAAAGGAGCGATGCCTGAGGAATTGTCGGGCAATGTCTCTTGTTGTTTCGACTTCAAGTGTGGCTGAGCACATTTCAAATGGGGACCAGTGCTTGTGCCGTTTAAGGTAGGCAAGTAATCTGGGCGCGGTTTCGGAGTTAACTTGGGCCGATGGATTGGAGACACGGGCGCAATACGCGATGATGTCTTCAGGGGTATCGAGGCCGATCTGGTGTTCGGAGGGCTGAGTGTAACCAATTAACCTAACCTTCATTTGATTTCCATTCTATTTATCTAAATTTTAAAGTCTTTAAAGCGCTCGTTAATTTCGCTCTTATCGAATGTCGGTGTATCATCAGTTAATGTCTGTTCTGATTCATCAACGTCAAACAATCTCATTTTAGATCTATCTAGTCCTACAACAAAACGTTTCTTAATACCGATATCATTGTATCTATTCTTTAATTGCTTAATCATCATTTGACCTGATTGCTCAAGCTCTTCGGTTGATATAAGTGCAAACATCAGATCTGCTGTTGCGGGTAATCCAAAAGACTCGGACGTATCTTCAAGCCCAACATCTGAGTTACTAAAACCAGAGCGAGTCGTCTGCGTTGCAGAGATGATCGGTACGTCGAACTCGACAGCAAGGCCACGTAATTCCTCAGCGATTGCTTTAATAAGATTGTACGAATTGATAGATCCTCCCATGCCCTTCATACGAGATGATGCACAAATATTAAGATAGTCGATACAAATAATCTGAGGGACAAATTGCTTTTTAAGTTTTAACTCACTCAACAAAGCCCTGAAGTGGCCAGCGTGAGCCGAACCAGTAGGATATTCTTTTACAATAAGTTTACCGCCGGTGCTACGTTTAATCTTAGCAACCTTTTCAGTAAACATATCCTTAGTCATCTTATCAAGCTGATCGATCGGAACATTTAACAAGTTAGCGTCAATACGCTCAGCAATGCGTTCTTCACTCATCTCCATAGTAAGATATAGTACATTCTTACCTTGCGATAATGCTGCGGCACTTACGTGGCACATGAACAATGATTTACCAACGCCAGTTCCGGCAAGAGCAATATTCAATGTTTTATTTGGCAAGCCGCCTTTAGTAATTGTGTTAAACGACTCAAGATCAAATGGCACTCGCTCCTCAGCTAGGTTATAAAAATCAAATCTTTTTGCTGCGTCGTCAAGATAGTCGTGCCCAATGTTAGGATCAAAGGATATAGACAGAGCCTTTGTTAGAACATCAGGAATAGCATTCTTCGTAAGAGTCTCATGTTTCCCATCAATAATATGAATAGAGTCCATAATAGCATTATGAATTGCTCTGTCTTGGCACCACTTCTCTGTAGTATCAATAAGCCATTCATTATCAGTCTTTTCGACCTTAAAGATCTCCGGCATGATTTCAATAGCATGCCGGTATTGCTCATCAGAAAATGTATCTGATTGGTCAATTTCAATCTTAAATGTTTCTGCCGAAGGCAACCTATTATATTTTGCTACGTATTTGCCAACTTCTTTATAGAGTTGACGATACACGCCTTCAAAATATTCGGGCTTAACAAACGGCAGAACCTTACGCATAAACGGCTCGTTGACAAGCAGATTACGTAGGATAGTTTGTTCAATGTTTATATTCAAAGAAGTCCCTCATCTCTCATTTTAGCACGAATCTTAGTGGCAGAAATATCATGGATATCTTTGCCAAGATCGTGCTCTGTGAATGTATAACCTACACCACGTCCATAACTAATATCTACAATGTTCGGTACTTCCATTATAACATAATCTATATTAACTGTATACCCTTGATTTGCCAAGGCAGTAATTATTTGTTGGGAGACAAAAGCAAAATCAAATGGATTATCAACCTGTTCGTTTGTTCTGCCGGCACCAGCATCCTGACCAACAATTCCACCTACATCACGAATCATGATAGCAACTTGGCCAGTTAGGTTATGTGCCTTACGAAACAATTCCGTATGGCCTTTATGCCAAGGCTGCCAACGTCCTAACATTTGGGTCGTAGGTGCTTTCCAATCAAACATGCTTTATTCTCCTTTGTTTTTTATGTCAATATATCTATGAATAACATCAACTAGTTTTTCATCCGTGTCATTAAACCACTTAGCAACGTGGTAGTTAACATCCTTCTGAGGTGGACTCTGAAACATCTTATTAGTATCATTGAATCGACCTTCTTTGATCGTGTCCATCCATATCAAATAGTCGGCATTAAACACGTCACGTGTAATTTCTAGTGGACATACAAAATCACAAATGACCATACGGCCATTTTCTTTCTCATAGTCTGCAATGTTCTTCATACGATATGCTTGTCGCATCCGTGCGGCCTCACTGAACTCCCAGTCATTAGCCATGTCACGAACTTTATCAGCATTGAACCATGCACAATCTAATCTTTTCTGTAACCTCTCTGCCAACCAAGTTTTGCCGGAACCTGGTAATCCCATAATTAAAATTTTCATTTATTCCTCATGTTTTATCTGTTAATTGAACTTCACCTTTACTAATACCCATTTCAATAATATCGTGTAGGATCTCACCACACCAGACTTGCAATGCCTGATTGTCAGGCGATAAGTCAGGATCAGGTGATTCAACTACAGTAAAATTAAAATGAATAGCTTCATCTTTACCATCGATGCTTAAATTGCCAAAAGACAAAACTGTCTCTGGAAATGGTCCGGTCAGGCATCTAACATGCCAAGCCTGCTCATTATTATTTGATGCGGGGATCAACTGATAGTCGACCCCCTCAGAAACCTTATTTACGTTAATCATTTAACTAATTCAT